CCCCGAAGCGCATCGCCTCGTTCTCAACGCTCTTCGGGATCCACTTGGGCTTCATCGCCTTAAAGCGAATCGCGTGCCCCTGCATCGTCCGGAGCGTGTAGTCACGCCCCATCATCATTTGGACCATCCGCGCCATAACCACCTCTTCTCGCCCCCAGAAAGGAGGAGAGGGCCAGCCCCCTCCTCAATAGCCGCTAGCAGCAGCTCCAGCGATCTGAGGGTTAGCTGAATGACACGACCGGCTCAACCTCGGTCGCACGGTACTTCATCATGTACTCGACCACGAGGATGCCCTCGCCGGCCGTCGGATCCGCACCGGAGCCCGTCCAACGCAGCGTAACGGCATTCTTGCCGGTGTACTCGTTGCCGGTCAGCGTCAGCGCCGTACGGCCAGTAGCCTGGCCGTCAATGCCGCTACCGTACCGTGTAGCGTTGTCCCGGTCGCCGATGGCGAATGAGTCCGACGTGCCCGAGTTGAACGCCTCGGAGATGATGATCGAGCCGCCGATGATGATCGAGTTGACCGGCATGACGACCGCATTGAGCGCGTTGCCGCTATCACTAGCGAGGTCCTCGTAGGTGAACGGCATCGTCGCGATCAGCGGCCATTGCCGGCCAGCACTCTTCTGTAGGTCCAGAGCCATGGTTAATCCTCCTGTGCTCTGACGGAAGCCGGGCCGGCACTAGGCCGGCCCACCCCGTGTTTAGATAGCCGTGTCGAGGGCGATAACGCCGAAGTCCTCGTCCTGGCCGGTGATCTGGCTCCGGAACTGAGGCTTAAGCAGGCCAGTGATCTTGCTGATGCTGATGCCCTGCTGGTTCTCGTAGTCGAAGCCTTTCTCGACCCACTCCGGGTTGCCGATATCGGCCATGCCGAGACACTGCGCCCCGCAAAGCAGAATGCGGTTGCCGTCGACGTCACCGGCGGAGCCCCACTTGTCGCCGCTTGCGGCACCGGTCGTGTCAAAGACGTGGCGGTAATCGAAGATCGCCAGCCCGTCGACGTAGATCACGTCGGTACCCTTGAACAGCGGGTTGTTGGAGCTACGCGGCATCGCATGACGCCAGGCACGGAGGAAGTCCTCGTCTTCCTTGAGCCGAGCGATACCCGTCGGCGTCATGAAGACGTTGAAGACCTCGGTACCATCCTCGCCGCGAACCGGGCGGATGAACTGGTTCCGGGCGAAGGCCTTGAGGTTCACCAGCGTACGCCAGGTCGGGATGTCCGCCGGCTCGATCGCCGTAGTGTCGCCCTCGAGCAGCTCGCCGTTGGTGCCGGAATTGGCGTCCCAGCGCAGGTGGCGGGTCGGGCTCGGGGGCTGCACGTCGCTGGCGAACTCGAGGTACGGGAAGTCCGAGCCAACACGGTCACGGCCATCAGTCGTCTTGGAGTAACTGATCCCCGACAGCGTCAGGAAGGCCAGCTGGTCCATACGATCAGAGAGCCAGTGCGAGAGGACATCCCGGGAGTTGGTACGGAAGGTGACCACGCTCTTCTGGTCGGCCATCCGGCCCTCGTGGCGGTTGGCGTGACGCATCTGGTCGAGCTGGATGACCTGGTCGTAGCTCTTCAGGGCCTCTTCGTTGCCCTCGAGCGTACGATCACCGGCCACGCCGTCGCCCTCAAGGTCGGCGACCAACGTCAGGACAGCACGGGCACCCTTCTCAGACTGGGTCAGCTCGGTGACACGATGCAGCATTGCGTTCGAGTCGGACCCCGCGAACTTGCCCACAAACATGCGGGCCCGGGCCCACTTCCAGACGTCGCGGCTCCAGACAGTGAGCTGTTCATTCGTCAGGGCCGCAAAATTAGTAAGGGCCATGTGATCCTCCGAAATAAGTTGTGCGATTCCGCTGAATTAACGCATCAGCTTACTGCGCGAGGACGGTTTACGCGGGGTTTTCCGGTCCCCAGTCAGCTAACGTGCTGGCCGAACGACTGATTCAAGTCTATTGCATATAAAAAGGCCCCGCAACAAGCGAGGCCTTTTCGCTCTAATCGCCGCGCAGTTCACGCAGCTTCGATTCCGGCAAGTTCTCGAACTCTTCCTCACTCATTTGCGTTGGGTCCATTGCCATAGATGCATCCGGGCCACGCTTGTTGGAGTCCTCGCCGGCCGAGGGCTCTGGCGGCTGCGCCTGCGCGTCCTGCGCGTTCTTCTGGCGTTGCTGCTGGGTGCGTTGCTGGCCCTGTTGGCCCTGCTGGCCCTGCTGATTCTGCTGCAACGCCGCCTGGTACTGCTGATACGAGTTCTGGATCAACGGATCCGCCTGCTGGCGGGCTCGAGTCACAGCCTGAGCCGGCGTATAGCCCTGCTGCTCGAACGCATCGCGAAGCAGCACGATATGCTGTTCGAGGTTCGCGTCGTACGCATCCTCGTTGTCGGGGTTGAGCATCGGCAACTCGTTCTCGAGCCGCTCGACCTCCCGGTCATACTCAAGCTCTTGCTGCGTACGCTGCGACTCCTGCTGCGTGCGCTCATTGAGCAGCTGCTCCGTGCGCTGCATCTGGAGCTGGTTCTGCTCCTGCATCAGCTGCTGGACCTTCTGCTGCTCGCCGTCAGCTACGGCTTGAGCTACCTCGGAGGTGATCTCGTTGAGGCGAGTATCGATCTGCTCGACCTGGTCCGCCTCCTGCTGGCTCTGCGGCTCCGTCGCCGGCTGTTGCTGCTGCGCCGGCTGGCCCTGCTGCTGTTGCTGCTGAAGCTGCTCCAGCTGCTGCTGCAGCTCCTTGTTCCGCTGAGCCACCTGGTTGTAGCGGTACCGCGGAATGAAGTCGTTGGCCTGGTTGTCCTGTCCTTCCTGGCCCTGCTGGCCTTGCTGGCCTTCTTGAGCCTCCTGGCCCCCTTGGCCCTCTTGGCCCTCTTGGCCCTCTTGGCCTTCCTGGCCCTCTTGGCCCTGCTTCGTCGGGTCCTCGTCGGGCACCTGGGCACCGCCCTGACCATCGCTGTGCTGCCCGCCGGCTTGAGCGCCACGCTGGGGCTCAACGTAGTCGCCACGCTCCTCGGGGGTAGCGTCCTCGGCTTCTAGGTCTGCTTGCTCTTCGGCCATGTCGACCACCTCTCGCTGTTATGAGAACTGCTGTGATGCGGCTCCGGGGTTGTCTTCCGTGTCCCCGCCATCGCTACCGCTTTCCGCCTTCATTCGCTGGATCTCGAGCTGCTCTTCTTGGTAGGCAATCCGTGCCTCGAGTTCTTGCTCGAACTTCCAACGCTCAAACTCAAGCCTAGCACGCTCCATTTCGGACTTGTGCTGCAGCTCAAGCCGCTTCAGCTCCATCTCCTTCTGCTTAGCCACCTCGTTGGCCGCCTGCTCATCGTTGGGCACCTCGCCGCGGGTCTCCGCGACGACCTTCTGCGCCCGAGCCTGTGCCAGCTGCGCGTCGGCCTGCTTCTGCTGCATCTCGGCCTGGGCCTTCTGCAGCTCGATCTGCGCCTGGCGCTGTCGGGCCTGCTCCTCGCGCTCGTTGGAGTCCTGGCCGAGCTGTTCGAGCAGCTCCTCCTTGTTCTCGAGGTGGGACAGCTCGATGAGCGTGGTATCGGGGATCCGCACGCCCAGCTCCAGACGCATGTTCTTCGCTTCCTGGAACTGGTCCTCGTCGTAGGTCTCACGCGGCGGCCGAGTCGTGATGACCACCTCGTAGGTGCCCATGGTGAGGTCATTGATGATCTCGCCCGTCGTTGGGCCCTCCTGGTTAATCGGCACGTCCTCGGCCTTGTCCGAGGGCCGCTCGCCCGTGATCCGCAGCACCCGCGGCTCGGTGTAGTAAGCCTGGATGAGGGCCAGCACCCGGCGTGCCAGGAGGTAACGCGTGCGGCGGAGGTTGTTGAACGGCTTCTGGAGGTTCGTCCCGCCCTGCTGCTGCTTGGCCTCAATGGCCTTGGCCGCCACATCGGAGCGGTCAAAGCCACGCATCGAATCCGAGACCCCGGAGATCTCCTTGATCCACGAATCCGACTTGTCGCTGACCCGGTCAATGCCGGTGGGGATCTGGTTGGGCTGGATCTTTTCGATCGCCCTCGGGTCCTCGGCATTGTGCTCGATGACAAGCCCGGTCTCCGAGCCACGCTCCTCCAGCTCCTCGGCGGTCATGTTGGTCAGCGAGCCCTGCTTGACCTTCCACCCGGAGTTGGCCGTGGTGTTGATGATATGCAGCTCCTGGGACGCCGTCTTGTTGAGCTGCTCCTGCGAGCCAATCAGGCTCTCGACCAGGCCCATGGTCTTGCCGCGGCGGAAGAACGGGAAATACGGCACGACGGTGAAGTGCTTGTAGGGGCTCCAGTCGTCGTGGAGAATCACGTCGTCCGCGGTCACCGTCCATCGGATCTGGCGATACACTCGGCGGATAATCTGAAGCTGGAAGCGATCCGCTGTTTCCTGGACGTGGTCGTCGTCCCAGTTCTCCGGGACCGTGCTCATATCGCCCGTCTTCGGATCGAGGAACTGGCGTACCAAGCGCTTTTGCCAATGCTGGCGCTCGATGACGCGGATGTGGCGGTTCAGCTCGGGGTCCTGGTTCGACGGGTTGTTGTCCGGCTCGCTCTGGCTGCCACCGAAGCTCTCCGGCACCCGCTCGATGGAGTCGTAGCCGAACATAAAGTCCGAGAACGTCCGATGCTTGAGCTTCTCGGCTTTGTCCTTGCCGTAGAGCAGCCCAATGTCCTGCGGGCTCATCCACTTGGTGACGAAGACCTCGTTCCACTCGTCCGGGTCGTAGCCGCTAGCATCCGGGTCAATGACGACGTTGCGCGGGTTGAGCGAGGTAATCTGGATCCGACCGAACAGGTTGTCGTCGAACACCACACGCACGTCATAGAAGCCGCGGCTGGTGATGAACCCATCGTCGGCGACGTCCTGCTCGATCCACTCGAGCTGGTTGTTCTGGACGATGTTGCGGTAGACCTTGCTGATTACCCGGGCTGTCTCGTCATCGCCGCCCTGGCTCGGACGGAATGTCACGTCCGCCCGGCTATTGATCAGCTCGCCCTGAACCGTGGTGATTGTCGACAGGATCTTGTTGATCGTCAGGACCGGCTTGCCCTGAGCCTCTAGCTTCTTGCGGACCCCCTCGTCCCATTGGAGACCCTGGTAGTACGCATCGCAGCGATCCGCCTTGCGAATGAAGTCGGTGTGCCCGTTGTCCCGAGCGTATTGGTAGCGCTCGAAGTTCTTACGCGCTTCCTGTCGATGCGGCATCTCGCTCTCCATCTACGCCGACATGGGCGTCTTCTTGTTGGCCCGGGCACGCAGCTTGTCCTTCCACGAGGTCGGCTGTTGCCGCTTCTTGCCCTCGTTCGGCGGCTGCGTCTTCAGCGCCATGCGGGCCAACCAAGCCATTGCATCCACAATGTCATCATTGCGGCCTGCCGGGAATCGTAACAGTTCCTCGCGCATACGCCGCACCCATGGGTTTTCTTCCTCCTTGGGGAACAGCACCCGGTGGTGCTGCATCATACCTTGAAGCGGCGACGCACGGCGCTGCTTGTCCTGGATCGGTTTGAGGGTGCGGTCGATGACCGGGTACGAGCCCAGCTCCTGGCAGCGTTGCTTGAGCACCGGGTCAATCGCCAGCTCAATCTGGCCCTGCTCGATTCCGATGGCCATCGGCTGGTAGGTCTTGTGGATCGACATGATCGCCTCGACGATGTCGAACGTCCCCCACTGGCCGCGGATCATATCGAGGATGTGCAGCCGGCTGCGCGGGTCAATGCCACCCACGACGCCCACCGTCCAGTCGTTCGTCGACTTCTCGCTGATAGCCAGGTCGAATGCCGCGAGGATCTTGTAGCCCGACAGCGGCCGCGTCGAGCTGGGCCGCGGCACGAACATGTCCGAAGTGAAGTGGATGCCCTCGTCGGGCACCGGGTTCTGCTGGTACAGCGCCGCCCAGTGACGCTTGAGCATCGAGCGGCGCTTCTTCTTGAGGAAGCGCAACGGCCAGCGCTCTTCATGGAGCGCCTCGCCCTTGTTCCGGACCAGCGTCGCGCCGTGGTATTTCTCCCCCTCGGTCGGCTCGCCCTCACGGATGAGCCCGTTGGGCAGCTCCCACTCGTCATCTTCGGCAATCGCCGGGAACGAGAGCACGCGCCAACCCTCCAGCTCTTCCTCGGCGACCTCGTCTTCTTCGGCCTCTTTTTCTTGGGTGAGAAGACGGCCGGCGAGGTCATCGTCGTGCCATCGGGTCATTAAACAGAGCACGCCGCCACCAGGCGCAACGCGTGTGCTAGCTACTGCGGACCACCAGTCCCACACACTTTCGCGAACAGTTTCTGAGTCCGCTTCCTCCGCGTCCTTTACTGGATCGTCTATTATAAAGCAATTGAGAAGAAGATGTTGAGAGGGGACCATGAAGTTGTGTGTGCCTTCAACCTCAAGGTCTCCCACTGTCACCGGGCCATCCACTCGTTCTATGAACTCAACTCGGGATGGCTCTGCACTTGGTGATGCTCCACATGGCATTTCCTGCACACCGGAGCCAGGTTGCTCTCCTCGTTGTTGTCCTTGTCCCCGTCGCAATGGTGAACATCCATGGCGAGTTCCCCACACACTACACACGCCGGATTCTC